CCCTCGATGGCGGAGATCGTATCAGCCATTGATTCTGTGCGCACGGTGTAGCAGCAGAGGATCAGGCGCTTGACGTCACCCTCGCCGCTCACATAGGCGTTGTAGATGCGCGCTGTCTGCGACTTGGCGCTCCAAACGTGATCAATCAGCACCGTCTTGCCGATGTACAGCTTTGCAAGCTGCTCCAGTGTGTTTTCGGTGAACCTCTCGTTGTCGCGGTCTACCTGGTTATCGCAGGCTGCCAGGCGGAAGGCGAACACTTCGTCTGCACTCAGCTCCCGAAGGGACTGCTTGTTGATGAGCGCAAGCTCTCTTTCGCTCAAAGCCTGCTTTTCAAGCCTTGCAGACTTGTAGATCATTTCCATGGGTTACTCCTCTCCGGCGGCGATGCCGCCTTTTTTTCAACGGTTCCATATCACGCTCTCCTCTCACAAAACTTAAAGCGGAGACGGCTGCCGCCGCCAAGAGAGCGCGTCCGCTCAGTTGGTTTTGGTAGCCGTCTCCGAAATGGATACATGCTAATTGCTTTTTTTGATTTTACTCGCGTATTTGTGCTCAACAGGTGTTTCAATCGCTTGCTGGACTGACCATCCGGCAGTAAGCCTACTGACGAGGGTTCCGCGACTGATTCCGATTTCAACAGCCCACCGTGACACAGACATAGTTCGACCGGAGTAGGTCAACATATGATTGCAGCGAGTGTTGTTGCTTTGCGTTATAGCATCTGCCCAGCGACAATTTTCAGGGCAATAGTCTCCGTCAACATCAATTCGATCTATTGAGAGATCTTCCGAATATCCGTGCGTAAGCGCCCAGTCTCGGAATGCATCAAAACTGTTGCGCCATTCATCGCAGACGGTGATTCCGCGACCACCGTACAATGCATAAGCGTGAGATCCTGGCGACAAACAGCGTTCTTTCATCCCAGCCCAGATTGAATGAAGTCTGGTTTTTGAGCGTCCATCTGCGCCATTCCTTTTGCGATATGCTTTGAGACGTGCAGAACACATCTCACGATTTAGACAGCCACAGCTTTTTGTCGTACCGTTCCGGAGATATACCGACCAGACTTCAAGAGTCGAGCCACAATCGCATTTACATGACCACCATGTTTTATCTCCGCGTCTTGATGGACTCTTCTCAATTACCGTCAGCCGCCCGAAGCGCTGTCCGGTCAAGTCAATCAGCCTACCCATGCGCCGCCTCGCTTTGCAGCCGTGCGGCCATGGCAAGGATATCCTGCTGATCCTGCTCGGTCAGGGAACGGAACAGCTCGATAACGGAAGCAAGGTCATAGTCGCTTTCCATAAAAACCTCCTTGATTTTCCCTCAGAGGCTTGATAGAATGAATTTATCAAGCCGAAAGGTTTGGTGATTTGGGCGTCCACAACTTCTTGGCGGGAGGGTGGGCGTCCCTTTTTATTCACTGAGTTCTTCGTCGAGTTTTTTCCTGAACCATTCGGTCCGGCTTTCGCCTTTTTGGGCGAGCTTTCGGTCAAGTGCTTCGGCTTTTTCCTTATCGACCATAAAAACCAACTGCTTTTTGGCCTTTCTTAGTTCTCGAAAGTACTCAGCACGGCTTTTTTCAGCCAAGTTCTCACCTCCTTGTTGCTAACTACACAATACACTGTTGTTAACAACAAGTCAAGAGGTTTTTGAAAAAATTCCCTGTGCAGGTTTTCAGCCGCCTGCGCTCGCTGTTGTCTTCGCTCTCTTCGCCTAACGGGTGTCAACTCCCGGTGATCGCTTTCGGCGTCACAAGCCTTTGATGCAGTTTTCAAACATCGGGTTACTGCGGCGGTGTTTCTTTTCCCGCCGCCCGCTGGCGGCTCAGCTCAACAAATTCGCTCAGCGGCACATAGTTCAGGCTGGCATAATGAGTGTCTCCGCCGTCGATAAAGGGAAGATCCTCCAGCGCGCGGATCTCGTTGACGGAGAGCACGCCCGTGTCGCGCATGGTGCGGTACCAGTTGGCGCGGCTGGCCGCGTCGCCCCTGAGCTCAGCCATCATGTTGATGCGGATTTCAAGCCCCTTTTTCAGCTCGCTGTCGGTCAGCAGCTTATAGGTCTGCTCTTCTTCATACTGCGTCACGATCGGATGCAGCGTGCTCACAACGTACTCGATGGAATTTTGCTCGTTGGAAGCGTAAGATTGAGCCCCGTCGTTCAGCTTATACAGCGGCACACCGAAGTAGCGGGCAATGTCCTTGACGGAGATCTCCTTATTTTCCACAAACTGCGCATCGCGGTTCGAGCTGGCGATGCTCGTGTATTTGAGGCCGAGGTCGAGGATCGCTGTGCGGTGTGCGTTGCTTGGGCCAAGGTGGACCTTTTCCCATTCGCTGCGCAGCTGATCCTTCAGCGTCACAACAGATCCGTCAGGGCGGGTCAGTACGCCGCCGCGCTCGTTCTTTGCGTAGCCACCGAGATCGGCCTCTGTTTCCAGCACGCCGCCAGGCTGGCCGCCGTTTTGATAGTACGAAGCGTCATACTGCTGCGCTGCACGCGCCGCGGCAATGACATCTTCTGCTCGTGACAGCGTTCCAATCCCTTTCAGCCCATTCCGCGTGGCGTTTTTGTAGTGACACACGTCTTCATTTGCCAGCCGCATCAGCTCGCCGGTGAGCGGATGCGTGATGTCATACCAGATGCGGCCTGCGCTGTCATGCCACTGCTGCACGAGCTGCCACGGCACGGGGATCAACTCCTTCGGCAGTCCGGTCGACGGATCGCGGATGATCCAGTCGTACCCGTTGCCGCCTTCCAGACGGCTGGTCTCCAGCACTTTTTTGCGGATAGCCGGCGTCATCGCCTCGTTTGGCCGCACATTGAGCAGATACAGGATATCGTGCGGTACATGCTCGCGGCTGCGGTTGTCAATCACAAAGTTCGGCAGCTTCGCCATGCTGTCGCTCAGAACTTCAATACAGCGGTCTACCGCGCTCAGCTTTCGCGCCACGCTCTGTACATCTTCGCCAGCGGCCAGGCCGCCGGTAGAGACAAGTGTACCGACTGTGACAGCTTTTCTGGTGGTAGGCGACCGTGCGGTAGCTGCGCGGAGCCCTTTAATAACGCTCATTCAGATTCGTCATTCCTTTCCTCATCGGTATCGTCATAACCGTCGAGCACAGCACCTGCGACAAGCAGGAGACCTGCTGTGATCACTCCGGCTGGAACGTAGATCATACTGGCACCCAGTGCGATCAGGACGCATCCGAGTACCAACGCGACGCCTTGCGCCGCAGCAGCATATTTTCTCATTCTCTCATCCTTACAAACTGAATCCCGGCTGGCTGACAGCCTCAGCGAGGTCGGGCTTTTGATTTTTTGCGATCATCCACACCGCCATCGCAATAATGGCGGCGACCGTCGGGTCGATGCGCCCAATCGAGCGGTTTTTCAGCGGTTTGATATTGCCGTTTCCGTCCTCGTGGCACCGGACATTGCCAAACGTCCAGCGGAAACACGTATTGTGCACATGCAGCAGCGTATGCCGCTGCATCATGTCGTCCATTTCCTTCATCGCGGGACTCATATTCTTCAGATCCTGCGGGATCTCAATGGTGTTGACGATGGGTGAAAGCCGCTGCGTGATGGTTCGGCTCAGATATGGGTCAAATCCGATCATGCGCAGGTCAAATCGCTCGCGCGCCTCGCGGATACGGGCCTCAATATCGTCATAATCGTTCACCGTGCCGGGACACAGTGTCAAAAATCCGGCTCGCGCCCAGTCCCGGTAGGGGACATGGTCCCGTTTTTCGGCTTCGTCGACCGTTGCTTCCGGCCTCCAGATGCCATAGGGCCAGATCACGGCAGTGTCAAGCCCGGGCTGAGGAGGGAAGAGCAGCACAAATGCTGTCAGGTCGCGGCTCGTTGACAAGTCGACGCCTCCGTAGCAGATCATGCCGTCCAGCTGATGCAGGAATTCCTCTCGCGCGGCCTTCTTGCTCGGCCCCCACTGTGTTTTGTCATACAGGTTGAGCGAGATCCAGCCGACCGCTTTCGTCGTGATCCACTGATTCAGGCGCAGCCAGCGGAAAAGCCGCTCAGCAGCCTCGCTTTTTTGGGCCGCCATGGCCTCCATGCGGACGTTGCGCATGCTCAGGTGCTTGCCCAGCGAGGGATTGCACAACTTCCACAAGCTTTCGTCCCAAATGTCGATTTTTTCAAGGTCATCCGGATCGTCACCGAAGAACGCCGTCAGACCGTACAGGATCGGCAGCCAGTTTTCTTCGTCGCGCTCCAGAAGGGCCTGTTCCGCGTCGGCAAGGTCCTCATCCGCGGCATGCCTTAACGAGAGGACCTTGCGCGCGTCACCGTCTTCTTCCTGAATGCGGCGCAGCTGCCGGGCGTCGCGGATCGCGACAGCCTTATCATGGATCTCCCAGCCGATGCTGCCGCGATCCGGGTCGTCACCGGCCGTCGTCAGCACGATCCACACCGGTTGACGGCGGGAAGCGCCGGCTGCGCCGGTCATGATATCCCATAGCTCGCGGGACGGCTGAGCGTGCAGCTCATCAAAAATCACGCAGCTCGGCTTGTAGCCGTGCTTGCTGTATGCCTCGGCGCTTAGCACTTGCATCACGCCGATGGTGACCCACTTATATCCGCCGTTGCCGGTCTTGATCCGGCGGCGGTACTCGATGCGCTTGCGGCTCTCGGTGATCTTCAGCTCGCCGCGTGCGACCATTTTTGCCGTCCACGGTGCGCTCGTCGCCATGAAAACCGCCGCGTTGTAGACGATTGAGGCGTTTTCCTTGTCTGCCGCGCAGATATAGACCTCGGCGTTCAGTTCGCCGTCGGCAAACAGGTGATAGAGCCCCAGCGCGGCCGCAAGCTCGCTTTTACCGTTTTTCTTGGGGATCTCAAGATAGAGATACCAATATTTTCGCAGCCATTCGGCATTGATCGGGGCAGGGAGGTCCTTGGTGTCCGTTTCGGACACCTGCGTCCCGTAGAATTCCATCAAAGCGCTGCGCTGCCAGTCATACAGGTTGAACAGCTTGCCGGTATCGGTCGTCGGCAACCGGCTGATAAAGTCGCAGACAAACTGTCCGGACTCCTGATCGTATCGCTCAGCCACTGCTTGCGCTCCTGCTCAGGGCGCTGTCCTGGCGACGGCGGAGCAGCTCGGTGAATTCATCCGTCCCGCCCTGGTCGCCGGCTGCCGCGCCCGCCGCGTTGACAACTGCGGTCGGAACAACGATTCGGCAGCGGGAGGTGACGGAGAGACCCATCGCCTCGGCGCACTGGCGCGCCTGCTTGAAATAAGCGCCCTGGATGCTCGTCCATTCCTTGGCGAGCTTCTCGTCGTTCTTGTTGATGGCCGCTGCCGCTTTCTTGTCGGCTTTGCTCCAGCGCTCGCGGCAAAGAAAATACTGCCCGAGAACGTCGCGGTCGAGTTCGGCGTACAGGCCTGCGCCGTTGAGCATCTCGCCGATCTCGCAATATTCCGCCCGCAGGCGTTTCGGCAGCCACTTCGGCGGATCTACCACGTCGGCCGGCGGCATGTAGACCTCATGGTCGCGCCGCTGGTCGGCTTCGGCCTGCGTCAGGTGCTTCCGGCCGTTGGCTTCCACCACTGCCGTCGGCTGTCTCTTTCCGCTCATGTTCTCACTTCCTTCTCGTCATTCCCCGTGGGGAAAATTTCTCGTTCACAGGAGGCCTCGCGGTTATGGCACAGTGCGTCAAACTTTCTGAGCAGGGGGGGAGGGTGCGCAAGGAATCCCCGCGCGTCGCTCCTGCGACGCGCCCAAGCGCCCAAGCCTACCGCCTCGAGCCTACGCGACGAGGCTTCGAACGCCTGCGATTTTCGTACATTTCCCGCACCGTCTTGCGGCTGTGGCAACTGTGACACAGGCTCTCGAGATTGCCGCGGTCACAGAACACTGCCCAGTTGCCCTTGTGGTCGACGATGTGGTCGACGTCGGTAGCACGGATGCGCCTGCCGGCTTTGGCGCACTCGCGGCAGAATGGCTCACGCATTAGCTGCGTCGGGCGCAAGTCCTTGCGCCATTCGTCGGTGAAGTACATCCAGCGCCAGGACTCGGCTTCAGCGCTGCGCTGCCCTGACCGCTTTGCCGGTTGATGCTTTGCGCAGTATCCGTCGCTCACGAGCTCGTAGCATCCCGGATATCGGCACGGTCGCAGTGGCTTCTCGCTCACGGGCTATCACCTCCGGAAAAACAAAAAAGCCTGCGCCGACACAAACTGCTCTCGCAGATCATGTGGCGCAGGCTCTCAGGCACAGGCACTCGTCGATATTCACGATGGACTCTTTTCCGCAGACCTTGCAGTACACGGTCAGCGACCGCGCTCGGGTCTCGGGATTGAGCCGAAGGACTTTTCCTCGACCGCATCGCGGGCAAAGGAGCCATCCGTTCTTTGTGTCCAGTTTAGCAGTTTTCGCTTCGGTTTGCAATGCCTTTTCCCCACTTTCTCGGGTTTGTCCGTAAATATTCATAAGGTTTCAAGAATAAGAAATCAATATCTAAAATAAAAGCACTATTTTCAGTAGCTCAAATACTTGCTGTAGGAGTACACGCCCCAGTCGCTTTTTGCCTCGTTGTACTCGAGCGGCAAGATGACCGCATCCCGCGGGACGTAGATGCGGCCGGTCTTGCTGGTCTTGATCTCTGGCAGTGGCACTTTTGGCTTGAGCGTCCGCGATGGTCCCCACGGATGCTGCCCGACCTCCGGTCGCTCCTTGGTAAAATATCGGGCGAGCCTGCGATATCCATCCTCTTGCAGGATCTTCTTCTTTGTGTATGGCACGTCGTAGGCCTCGCCCCAGTCCCACAGCCGCCGCACGAGCACCGCAGGATACTCGCTGTTGCGCAGAAATACGTGGATGTGCAGGCTGTCATGCAGCCCCTCGATGCGGTAAACGTAGTCAAATGGCTTGCCGCTGCCCCAGCGCTTGAGGCGCTTGAGGTAGGTGTTCCATATCTGCTGCACCTCTTTCCGGCTCTCCGGCAGATTGTCCGGCGCGAAAGTCAGCGAGTGGAAAACACCGTCATACTCGAAGAGCGCAAGCCGCAGCTCCAGCTTGTCGACGGTCGTGCGGCTCATTGCTGGCCCGCAGCGAGAGCGGATGTACTCGCCGTTTTTGCGCAAAAAGCACGCACGATCCGTCGAAAACACCTTGACCAAAGGGCCCGCCCGCTGCTTTACGATACAATATTCATCCATACAGATGACTTCCCAACATTCCGGAAACAGCGCCGGTCATATCGCCCTCAACAACAGTCTTATCCAGCTGCTCATAGTATGTACGGATAAACTCCTCAAGCAGATCGTAATACACCACCGTATGTGGCAAATTGCCATCGGCCAGCGTTGCGGCCCGTGCCGCGTCATTCCTATCGCAGCCGAGACTCATCAGCAGCTTGATCATTCGTTTCTTTTTCATTTGGCTGTCCCCATCGTCATCTGTTGATACTCTTCCACGCACTCGACCTTGACCACGCGCACGCCGCCGTACTTTTCAAAGTCCATCGCCACTTTTTCCTTGATTCCCTGCGGATCTGCATCGTCCGGCGCGTCCAGCGCCAGCGTCACCAAGAATCTCATTCTGCGGTCTCCTTCTTCTCGCCGTAACTGCAAAACGTCGATTCCAGATTTTGCAAAGTGCAGTCCCAAACCCTGCAATAATCAACGCTCTTGCCATGACAAGGCTCTTGCACCCAACCTTTGTGTTTACAGTCCTTGCACCGCGTCACGACCACAGCATCAACGGTGGGAGCGTCACTTACTTCCCGCAACACTTTGGCAGCCAGCAAGTACGGGATTTCCTGTGAGTCCTCCGAGAACACATCTTTGGTGTAAACAGCGCCGTGATAGCGCCTTGTGTTCTCGATTGCCCTCGCACCGGCGTTCAAGGCAAGCACGAGTTCTTCCGTGCGCTCGATGTATTCAGCCATTGTCCTCCACTTTCCTTTCCTGCGCCTCAAAGTAAAACTCAATCGGTTTTTCGGCCTCGATGACATTGCCATAAACCACGCCGACCTTGTAGATATAGTTCTCGCGCAGCTTTCGCGGAATTTCTGCGATGTAACGCCTAAAAGTTTCAAGCGAATTTGCACGCTTGTAGTGATTGCACATCCGGCAGGCTGGCATGAGGTTGTCAAGGTCATCTGTCCCAGCGTCCTCAATCCCCCACGCCCTCAATGGTTGAAAATGGTCTACCTGCATATCCTTGTAAGCGATTTCGCGCCCACAATACGCACAATGGCCTTTATATTTTCGATAGACTGCTTCGCGCTTTGATTTGCTAATTGCCATTCTTCATCGCCTCCTTTGCATCCTCTTCAAGCTGCTTTTGGTAAAGCAGCTCCAGCTCGTCGTCCCGGAATCCCATCTTTTTCAGGCTCATTGCCGCCAGCGCGTTTTCCGCGAAATGAGGGTCGTCTAATCTGAGCTCAATCATCACTCCACCTCCTTCGGCGGTTCCGGCAGCGGCCTCCAGTGCGTGACGGTGCAAGGTAATGCCATGCAGAGCCATTTTTTTGCGTTTGCGTGATAATTACCGATGTCGACGCCAAAATCGGGGCTGTAAATCATGTAGTTCACAAGTTCGGAAGTCTCATCGTTACGCCACACCTCCGGCAGCCTCTCCGTCACCGGCACCCACTTCTCCCGCTCCTGCAGCACCGCGATCTCCTCGGCGTAGCGCGCGCAGCGGTCAGTCAGCTTCTCGATCAGCTCCGCAGCCTCCCGCACGATTCGACAACCGTGGATGCCGCAGTCGTGTTCGCGTCCGCAGCCCATGCAGGCCAGCGAGCCCGTTTCCACTTTTAAGCGCCTTCTGTTCTCATTTTGCCCTCCTCGGCCCATAGCCTAATTGTTTGATCTCCGGGTAGCGCTCTGCAAACGGGTAAAACTGGTTGTCCCCGATATAGCTGCGCGTTGCCCGGTCAAGTCTCTCCTGATAGACGTCTGACTCCTCAGTGCTCTGCATCGCCGGAAAATAGACGTCATACGTCTCGCCCCATTTTTCCGCGAGGCGGCTGAGGCGATCATAGCCCCAGCCAAAGTCCTCGTGCATCGTGATTAGCAGCGTGTCCAGCATGTACTGCTTCATCGTCCGCTGCATCACGTCCAGCAGCATTTGCGTTCTCGCGTCTCTCTGCTGCAAATACCCGGATCTCTTCATTTCTTTCCTCTCTGTCTCTCGCTGATCAGCAGCCAGCTGTCACATTTGCAATCCGCGACCTCCTGTGCGGAGATCCCTGCATCGGTCGAAACAAACGGGTATTGGTCGCTCACGCCACCGCCGCACCGCGCCGTCAGATAGGCGCTGCCGCCCAGCCCTGTCGGATAGCTCAGCACGACCAGCGCGCCCTCGGTAGGCCAGTGCTCCGCATCCAGCGGCAACCATTCCGGCGAACTCGCCGCCTTGTCCTGCGCAGGGTCATCCGGATGCAGTGTCCAAAGGACCACCTCTTCCCAACCGGTATAGCCGCTTTTCAGCCTGCCGTCGATGTATTCGTCATCATCAACGATTCCGGATTCATCGATAAAAACAATATGCGCGCCGTCTGGCGGTTCAACGTCTGATTCATACCATCTAAGCGCAATCAGCTCTTCGTTTCGCTCTTCTTTTGACTTGGCCTTTTCGCGGGTTTCACTTGCCTGCACTGGCCCATCCTGCATGCTCATCGCCGCAAGCATATCCCACACAGTCGCCCAAGAGCGCAAAATGTACTTTCGGTCTTTACCGCTCATTTTTAGGCCCTTGGCCTCCCCCTGCCAATGAAACTCTTTGCTGCCGCCTCCGGCCCACCGAAACGCTTTTTTAAGCGTCTCGATCCCTTCCTCTCGATTTTTACATCCTCGCAGCTCTCTTTCAAGGCATTCATGGATATGCCCGAGCAGCTCGATATACTTTTCATCCTCTGCGGCCTGCTCGTCTTTCGCTCTGGCTTTCACAAACTCCTGCACGTTTTTGATCGTCCAAGGCTTCCCGTTGGCGATCATCCAGTCCAGCAGCCGATACTGCGTCTCGTCGTCCATGCGGGCGATCTCAAGCGCGGCTGCTTCCGGTAACTCCTGCTTTTCCCACCGTGCAACAATCCCCGGTACTTTCAGCCCGTTTTTGATCGCACTGAGGTTAGCGAGCTTGGTCTTGTTGACCTGCATCGCCTCGGCCACGCGGTCGCGGTCGATGATAAGCTCCTCCGGATCGGCGGAGGAGGCGCGCAGAGCGCCGAACGGATAGGAATTGCCATCAAAGAAAGGGGTATCCAAGGGAACGGACTGGTTGAGCGGTGAATGCTTGTCGCGCGAGGCCGCGCGAAGCGCGGAAATGAGGCGGTTGCGGA